GATAAAGTAATTGGCTCACCTAAATCAATTATATAGGCTTCAGATTTATCTCCCATAAGCCCTTCTATGAAATAGACATTAGCTTTCGAGTGATTGAATAAACATTCTAGATATTTCTTTTCATTCTCAAGAACAGATTTAACGCCGCACTTTATTTTTTTATTTTCTAAGAAGTCAGAAAATTGTTCAATTTTATCTTGCTCTGTTTTTTTTTATTTTCTTTTCGGTTAAAAACCTTATAACCTCATCAGACTTGAACACCCTGAAAGATTCGTAACTTAGACCATATTTAATAAGAAGAGCATCGAGCTGCTGTATTACATCATATTTTGATTTTTCGAAAATATCCTCATCACCATATAGAGTCATCCAGTCGAGAAATCTATAAACAGGTAAACATACAATTTTATTTAGTTTTCTGTGTTCAAGATCACATCTTGCAGTAATTATTATACCCATACATGGATTACCAGCAGATGTTTCAAGGCCAGAAAATACTGAGCCTTGGGTGAACTCTCTTTTACCATATGGAGAAACCGTCTCACGCATATACCACCCTCAAGTTTCGAGTCAATACTTTGTTACACAATCTAATAAATTAAGATAATTCTCAACTCCATTTCAACCACCAATTATGGGAATTTCGAGCTTAATTCATGTAACTTGCGCGCAATGCTCTTCCCGCCCCGCCTGCCCGCTTAAGGGGGCGCTTTTAATGCAGGTGCATGACCGGCCTAAGGGCGCGCCCGTGCTGGCGCTGGCGGGGGATCCAGTGTCGTTAAAGCGCATACAAAACCATGCACCTTATGCATGCATGGCTTTTATACGTAAAAATGGCGGGATTTTCGGGGATTTTTAAGCGGGCTACTGCACGGCCAGTTCTGCACGGCGGCCGGTGTAATTCAGGTTCTGTGCGGGCGTGAATTTTTCACGATTATCATCGCGCGAAGCCGCGTCAGGCCTGAATCCGATGGCCGTTAAAATGTCATTATCCTGCGCCGAATAATTAATTTTTTCTCCGGCGGACAGCCAGACCTGTAGCGCCTCACGCAGATAGTTGACCGAGTGCTCCATGAGGCAGCGCTGAATGGCGGAATGCTGCCCGGAATAATTCATCAGCTCAGGGGCAAGGGCGTCGGCCAGCTCCGCGCCGTGCGCCTGCATAAAATCATTTAATCGCTCGCGGATGCTGATGCGCTGCACCTCCTCATGCGAGCGGATATAACGCCCAGCAGCCTGATTAATTTCCCACTTTTTCACATCGATAATCTCACGCAGCGTTTGCAGGCTCCGGCCGCTGTGGCCGTTACCGGCAAGCTGTTCGCGGTATGCCTGTTCGGCCTGCTTCAGTTCATCCCGGCGTTGCAGCCATGCGGATTTGTTTGCCTGACAGGCCTCAAAGGCTTTCTGTAGCGTCAGTGTGGTCACGTATGTTTCTCCTGATGACTGGCCGTGCTTACGCACCGGCACGGTTAACGATGGCCGCCGGTGCGGGTAGCGGGATAACCGGCTCTGTCACCGGTGAACGAATAACCCCGTCGATGGATTCAAGCGTGCGGAACGTGGCCGAGCACTCGATGTTCATGCACTGGTGATAGCGCTGTTTGACGTTATCGGACAGATACCGACTGGTGCGGGAATGCGCGCTGGTTTTGCAGAACGGACAGTGAAACATGCTTACACCTCCGCTTTTGTCTCGCCATTTTCAGCCAGTTTTCTGGCGAGCATCATTCTCTTCTCAGGGCTGCGTAACAGCTCCGTATCAACGTCAGTAATCTATGGCCGGTGCATGCCCGTCACGGACAACACCGGCTCCTGCGTCATATCGAAGTGATACAGGCTGCCCTGACGGCTCAGCGCATCGCGCAGCTCGCCGATAGCTACGGACTGCGGGGCACTTTCACCCTTCATTTCGAGGGCACGAATGCGCAGCAGGAAAGCGCGGGTAAGGGCGACAGGAACCGCATTGACAGCCTGAGCCCATTCCGCACCGGCGTAAGCGGTAAAGGCATCGTCATGCGCTGACAGGTATTTATTAGCGCTGGAGCAGGCATTCAGCATGGCGCGTGTCCGGTCGGCCTCCAGCTCCGCAATCAGGCCGGTGAACTCGTCGGCCAGCTCACGACTGGCGATACGCCTGCTGTGCTCAGCTTTCATTTCAGGGGTGAGACTGCCGCGCAGGGTGCGAAAGCGGCTGCGCCAGTCCTGCTCCGCCTCAGTACTCTCATCGAGGGCGGTCTGCCGCTCCTGCTTACAGCGTTCAATGGACGTATCAATCTCTTTCAGTACCTGCATGCTGGTCGCGTGGGTGTCTCTGGCCGCAGTGAATGCGCTCAGCTTGTCGGTGATGTGCGGGTTGTTCTCTGCGTACTGCTTGGCGGCAACATTTTGCAGGGCGGTAATGACTGTTTCGAGTTTCATGTTCAGGCTCTCCGTTTATTCAACCTGAAATGATTCTGCCCTTCATCACACAACATCTCGATTCATTGCAGTTGTGGCAGTTCTGGCACAAACAGCACTCAAAACCCGGCTGGCCAGAGAAAGGTCTCAGCAAAACCTTACTCATCGTTTGTTTTTTTACTTATAACTGTTCACCACTGTTCACCTTAAATAAAAATATAAGTAATACAGTAAGATAAAGGGTGAACAGTTGAGGGCATGACTGTTCACCGTCTGTTCACCACTGTTCACCCCCTGTTTTTTCAGCCAGTCACTTGTTTAGACTTTTTAACGATTAAAAAAAAGAAATACATAAGTAAAAGTAATCATGAATTTGCCAAAGAATTATCAAAGATTGCCAGCGATTGTCAGAGATTGCCACTGTTTGCCATTCACTTGTTAACGGTTTGTTGTATGACATTTCGCTGCAAAATGACTTGTTGCCCTGAAGGAAAATATTCACAAAATAGAGAGCTACCCGAAGCCGGACGGACACGACCGGCACTGTATGGACAATATGAGGTAGCCCGATGCAAACCGCTTTTTCTTCCCCGCCTTCTGCCCCTGCCGCTCCAATGATGCCAGTTACTAATGCCGTTCAGGAGCGCTTTATCCGCCTGCCCGAAGTGATGCATCTGTGTGGCCTGTCCCGGTCGACCATTTATGACCTCATCAGCCGGGAAGCCTTCCCGAAACAAATCTGCCTCGGTGGAAAAAATGTGGCGTGGGCGCAGTCTGAAATCACCGCATGGATGGCAGATCGCATTGCCGAACGCAACCGGGACTATGACGCATGATGATGACCGTTCAGCAAACAACCCCTTTTTCTGGCTTGCTTCTTTTCGCCGTTTCCAGGTATAGTTTTCCCGCTGCCGCAAAATCGGCAGCCGGGCGTGAGAACCCGAGTTACTTCAAGGCGACACCAGACGCGCCATGCGTCTTTTTTTGTGTCTATGCCTATGTGCACCTGTTGTTTACGCATCGGTTCTTTAGTCGTTGCTGTATCCGCGTAATGGTGGCTCAGGCGGGGCAGCCTTCGGGCTGGCCGGTTCCCTTGAAGGCCGGTTTCTCACCCCCGTCTGGGCTACCACCCGAGCGTGAGAACTCCGGTGGTAGCGATAACCGCTACTTCAAGGAGGTTGCCCTTATGGCTACGACCCTCACCCCGTCACACCCGCAGTTTGTCTTTGTGTTTGCCGCCGTTCGTCGTGCAGACCGTAAACCCCGTATCTGTATGCTCCGCACTGTTGCCGGTGATGAGCACGCCGCACGTTTTTCCCTTGTTCGCGATTACGTCCTCTCATTCGCTGGCCGTCTGCCGGTTGCGGAGGCGCGCGCATGAGACACAGCACCATTACCGCCCGTGACCTCGAATGCCTTGAGCACATGCGCAACGTCGGCCAGCTCATCAACGAGCTGATGCAGGTGCAGGACTGCGCCACCGTTCGTCGTGACCCTGCGCAGCAGTCGCAACTCACCTCCGTGATTTACCTTATGACCGCCCAGATTGACGGCGTGGTAGAGCGCTGCAATCAGCGCTGGCTGACCGGGGAGGGCAACGTATGAAAAAGCCATTACCGCCCGTATTACGCGCCGCGCTGTATCGCCGCGCCGTGGCCTGTGCATGGCTGACGGTATGCGAACGCCAGCGCCGCTATCCGCACCTCACCCTCGACGCGCTGGAAAGCGTCATTGCCGTCGAGCTGGAGGGCTTTTACCTGCGCCAGCACGGCGAGGAAAAAGGCCGCCAGATTGCCTGTGCACTGCTGGAAGATTTAATGGAAGACGGACCATTCAAGACCGCGCCCTCACTGTCCTTCCTCGGGCTGGCCGTGATGGATGAACTCTGCGCCCGTCACATGCAATCGCCTGTTGTGCACTGAGGGAGAAAATAACGATGAAAATGAACGTAACAGAGACGGTAAAACAGGCGTGCGGCAACTGGCCGCGCATTCTCCCGGCGCTGGGTGTGAAGGTGATTAAAAACCGCCATCAGGCCTGTCCGGTGTGCGGCGGCTCTGACCGTTTCCGCTTTGACGATAAAGAGGGGCGCGGGACGTGGCTCTGTAATCAGTGCGGCGCGGGTGACGGGCTTAAGCTGGTTGAGAAAGTGTTCGGCGTGACCGCATCAGAGGCTGCCGGGAAGGTGAACGCCGTGACCGGCAACCTGCCGCCGGTTGCCCCGAAAGTGATTGCGGCCGCAGAGGCTGAAACGGAGGCTGACCGCAAGGCGGCGGCCGCGCTGGCCGTCAGGCTCATGGAGAAAACCCGACCGGCCAGCGGCAACGCCTACCTGACCCGCAAGGGCTTCCCCGACCGGGAATGTCCGGTACTGTCGGCCACACACAAAACCGGCGGCGTGACGTTCCGCGCCGGTGATGTGGTTGTCCCGCTGCATGACGATACCGGCGCGCTGGTAAACCTTCAGCTTATCAGTTCTGACGGTCTCAAACGCACCCTGAAGGGCGGTCAGGTTAAAGGGGCATGTCATGTCATCGAAGGGAAAACACAGGCAGGAAAACGCCTGTGGATAGCGGAGGGCTATGCGACCGCGCTCACCGTGCATCACCTGACCGGTGAAACCGTCATGGTGGCGCTGTCGTCCGTGAACCTCCTTTCTCTGGCGAGCCTTGCCCGTCAGAAACACCCGGCCTGTCAGATTGTCCTCGCCGCCGACCGCGACCTGAACGGTGACGGCCAGACGAAAGCCGCAGTGGCCGCAGAAGCCTGTGACGGCACCGTCGCCCTGCCGCCGGTGTTCGGTGACTGGAATGATGCGTTTGTGCAGAATGGCGGGGAGGCCACGCGGAAAGCGATATATGACGCCATCCGGCCACCGGCGCAAAGCCCGTTTGATACCATGAGCGAGGCGGAATTTACGGCCATGAGCGCCAGCGACAAGGCCTTGCGGGTGCATGAGCATTACGGAGAAGCGCTGGCGGTGGATGCGAACGGCCAGCTCCTGTCCCGCTATGAAAACGGCATCTGGAAAAATATTCCGGCAGCCACTTTTTCACGGAATGTGGCTGACTTATTCCAGCGCCTGCGCGCCCCGTTCTCATCCGGGAAAATTGCCTCGGTGGTGGAGACCCTGAAGCTGATTATTCCGCAGCAGGATACACCGGCACGCCGTCTGATTGGCTTTCGCAACGGGGTGCTCGATACCCAAAGCGGCATATTCAGTCCACATCATAAATCGCACTGGCTGCGCACGCTGTGCGACGTGGATTTTACCCCGCCGGTCGAGGGGGAAACGCTGGAGACT